CCCTAAAATTGATTTAATTTATGCTTTGCTACACGAATGCCATAAAGTAGCTTGCCTAAGAAGGTTGACTTTCTTAGGCAAGCTACTTTATGGCATTCGTGTAGCAAAGCATAAATTAAATCAATTTTAGGGATTGCTTGACCACTAAAAGCGTCTGAAATACCTTGTCCTGTAAAATCCTCAAAGTTGGCCAAAGCGCCTAAATTTGGGTAAAAGAAAATCTCCCCTTCTTTAAAAGGAGCTGAATGGTACTTAGCCATATATTTTGTTTAGGTTGGTATTACGGTAATTGCAGGAGCGCCAGCAAAGTCAAAAGTTCCTGAGAATGAAACTTGAGAGTTCCTTTCCGCGGTAATCTCAACTGAGTTTAACTGAGCGTCAACTGTAATAATTTTGTCTCCTGGGTCAATACCTCCAAAAACTAATTCAAACACTTTGCCAATGTCGTCCATTAGGTCAAAAGCTGAAAGGTTAGATGAGCCATTTGATGCAAAATCTAGGTCTCCACTAAAAGAGAAAGAGCCTGATTTGTCGCCGCCTTCAAGTCTTACGCCATAATCGCCCGTGCAATCGTTTCTTACAACGACTGATTCGTTTGAAATAGAGACTGAAGCTGAGGTTTTACAAACGACTGGAAGTGAGTTCCATTCGAAAGTGAAGAAATTTCCTAATTGATATGTTGCCATTGCTTATTCGTTTTAACAAATATACATAAATTTTTATTTACTAAGATACTTGGAAAATATCCAAAGTGTATGATAATATTTTTTGGTAAGCTATTTGGCTACTGCCTTGCTCTATTTGAGTCCTACTAAAGTTTTTTCGAATGCTTACTGCTTGCAAATCGCCTGGTAAAACTAAATCCGTCAAAGTCATTTTAAGTTGAATAGCATTGGAAATAATTTCCGAAAGCTTTTTACCTCCATTGCCTTGCGCAAATTTTGTTACAATATTAATTTGAAAGGTAACGTTTTGTCTTATTGAGCAATCGTTATTTGTTGTCTCCGCCTCGTTTTGGTCTGTTATAAGCACATAAGCGGCCGAGCCTTGGTAATTAGCTGGATTAATGCCTGGCGGTAATTCGGTATCGTGAACGGGCAAAGTTACCGAGCTAAGCACCAAAGGCGTAATTGCATCAATTACCGCAATTCGTATGTCGGTTGCTATTTCTCTCATCCTAAATCTTTGTTTATCTCGTTTTCAATATCGGTTACTAAGTTAGCAGTATTCCTAAAGAAAGCTGGCATTAAATAAGGCTGGCCAATAATTCGGCCTTGTCCGTTTCTGTAAAACCTTCTTGCAATGTCCCTTACTTCTTGGGTGTATTGTGGATTGCTTAAAATTTCTCTTGCACTTAATCCCGTGCCAAATTCTAACCAAGCCTCAATCTCAAATACTGGGTCGCCAGATTGTACGCCAACTCTCCAATTTAATCCGCCCTCTTCAACTACTTTGTCAATCCTTTGCTTAATATTTAGAGGCTGGCCTTGCCAACTGCTAGGAGCGTTTCTAATTGCCTCAATCTCAATATCAGTTGCGGTGCTTGCCAAAATATCTTTTACCGCCTCAATTACAATATCGCTTTGCTTGTCGAGGTCTTTTAAAGCAGCGTCTAATCCTTTTACCGTAACCGCCATTACACTCCGACCATATTAATAATGTACTCTTTGTGTTGCCTTTGCTCGTCTAATTGAACGCTAGTAATTTTGTAATACCTGGTCCTATAATATACCTGGTAAAGTTCGCTAGGAATAAAAGAAGCTCGGTATTGAATTGCAATTTGGTAAGTATTTGGCAAAACCATTTCGCCAGCTTCTAAAGCGTTTCCGCCTCTAGTTTGGTTAACAGACGCAAAGGTTGATAAAACGGTTGAGGGAGTCACAGTTGTGCCGCCAGCGCCGTCGCTTATAGCCTGAAAGGAGACAAAGTCAACTTTTTGGTCGTACTTTCCAAAGTTTATCATACAAATAAATCCGCTCTATATTTTAACTCGGTTGAAATGCTGGCCTTTTGGGCGTATTGCTCTTGTACTGTAATCAAGTTTTGTCTAAATGCAAAATCCGTTGCAATTCTTTTGAGCATTGCTATTCTAAGGTCTTGCGGCAAAAGGTTTGAATTGTTAAACCCAGCCGTATAAGTGTAATTGGCAACCTCAGTATCGTCCGTTGTTACATCGGCAACAAAAGGTCCAATTGGGTAAATTCTTTGCTCTGTTTTATTATCCGTTACAACAACATTTCTTTGGACGTAAAGCATTCCGCTTGCCTTCTCGCTTTCTATTCTAGCCGCTGGGATTAGCGTATTAGTTAATAGCGTGTCCCAATCTGAGAAATCAATTTGGAGCCAAGCCTTTGCCTCTGCCAATGTAATTGGCTCGGTTGCAACCTGGTAGTTGTATCTAATGTCTACGGGTCTAATTACGCTCATTTTTTCTTATAGTCTTGTTTGTCCACTTTTATCCATACCGCCAAGCCTTTGTTGACCAAATAGGTGTCGTAAGTCTTGCCAACGCTTAATATTTCGTCCTTTTTAAACGGCTCTATATCAACCAATAATTTTATCATAAAGATACTATTTATTTTAGTAAATGTTTTTTCTCATTCCACGGCTCTTTTTCGGCCCAAATACGGTACAAATGGAAAACATAAAGCGAACGAATTAAACCTACTTTTAAACCTAAGTCTCTCACCTTCACATTAAACAAAGAATCAAAGACAATACTGTTTTCGCTAAAGCCTTTAACCGCTTTCCAAGTCTTGTATTGAAACGCCATAAACACGCCAGCAACTCCCTCCTTTATTTCTTGAACACCAGTTCCCTCATAGGTTTTGGCAATCTCGTAATGCTTTTTTATGTCCGTTTCGTAGCTAAATTCCTTATTATGCAATTGATGTTTACTTCTTAGCCTATTAGTATAACAACCAATTAAGCCAAAGTTTTCGCCATCCTTTTCCAATGCCTCATAAATGCGCTTTCCCCAATCGTCGGTTAAATAAATCATATCTCCGTCTTGGATAACTATCCAGTCCTCATCTTTTGCATTTAGACTTTTAATAAATTCATTGTGCGCGCCTCCAATGTTTTTTTCTACGCTAAAAGGATTTGAATAAAATATTTGAAACGGATTCTTTGACTGGTTGATAAAATGCCCTGAATTTAATTTAAAAAACGAGTAAATTAAAACTCGTCGCAATCCAGCTGGTATAATGTCAGTTTTATAAGCTGCATAAGGGAGCGTTAACTGGTCGCGGTGGCTATATTGTTTTAATAGCTCAAACCAAAGCTTTTCTAATTCGGCAACTGATTTGTCGCGAATCATAATGCCAGTCTCCCAAAGTCCCAAATTGTCGGGATAATCCGCAAGGCTTTGCAACGTAAAATCTACGCTTTGTTGCGTGTCTTTTCCTAGTTCGACTATTCTTTTGCCCTCAGCTTTTATCGTCGCTCTATTCGCGTGAGTTGTGGTCAATAAACCGCCTTTAAAGAATTGGCGTATCAATTGTAAAGGATTGTTTGTAAGCTCAATATTAGCGTCGTGGTAGATAGTTATAGAATAGCCTTTGGTATATTCGTGGCTCATTATTTTAACCTCGCGTTGCTGCTTAATTGGGTCTGTAGACTTTGGCAATACCTTGGTCTGGTAACCTTGGACATTTAAATAAGGGTCGTCAGTAAATAGCCAATAATCAAAGCCCTGGTAAATCTTTGGCTTTGGCACTTTGTCGTAATTATTTGTAACAACCGTATAAATTAAATATTTATTAGCCATCCTTTTTTTTTGTGGTATTCCTTCCAATCCATTTCACCATCTACAAAACCAACCGTTAATTTATGTTTACTCTTGTAAATTACTCCAATACCAAAATCATCATCTAAATATCCAAGCTTTAGTTTTGTGCTTTTAAGTCCATTCCAAACTCGCCAAACGTCACCACACCAAATCTTTTGTTTTCTTGGTATTACTTGGGAATCAAATGTTGGCGGCTTAATGTCGTGGATTAAAATTTGTCCTTTGGCATTAAGGCAATTCCAAGCGTTTACAATGTCTTTCTCTACTTGTTCGGCGTGGTGTAGACCGTCAATAAATATTAAATCAAAAGATTGCGTATTAGCCTCAAAAAAAGAGTCAGAGTTTAAGTTAAACTCAGGGTCAACCCCTTCCTTAAAATCAATCTGCAAAGCTTCAAAATTGACCATATCTCCCAATCCTATTTCCAAATATGTCTTGTATTGGTTTTGGTCAATAATCTTTTGTATTGTTTGTGTTTTATTCATTTGGTTTAAATTTCGCCGCAAGGCTTACAATTTTTTTTATAATACATTTCGCACGCCGTCCCGTTAGGATTGCTTGGCTCTTTGTCAAAGTAAATTTGCATCTCGCTAGCCTTAGCCGTGTACCGCTCGCAAGTGTTTTTAAGCTTACATCTTTGCGGCTTACACATCGTAAATGTTGCCATATCTTATAATTTATTTTTAAAGTAAATGATTTTGAACGCGTTAAACAAAAAAAGGCGGGAAAAATTCCCGCCCTTTCACCATTTAACTAAACACACACTAATTTATTAGGTAGTCTCAAGAAGAGCCTTAGCAGCTGCAAAAGTTCCTTTAACCAATACAGGAGTATCGTTAGCGGAGATAAATTGCACCAATCTTTGCTCAATTCTTACAGTCTTCAAGTTGTCAATAAAGTCGTCACCAGACTCTCCAATTGCCACTTGTAAACCGCTTCTCAAACGTACGTTAATAACTGAAAGGTCGCCTCCAATAAAGTCAGCAGCCGTGCCAGTCAAAGCGTTGGTTGGGATAATTTGAACTCCCCAAGCATTAATTCCGCCTTGTGCATTGAAAGTAACGCCAGCTGGCAAAATGTACTGGTTAGTACTATCTTTTACGGATAGCATAACGTGGTAAGCTCCAGTCTCTACAAATACGCCAGATGCACTTCCATTGGCCGCGTGTACTTGTGCGATAATTCCGTGGATTACATCCCAGTTGGAAGCCGCCTCAACACTACCAGCCATAGAGGCTCCAGTAAATGTGGTTGACTTAGAAAGCAAACCAGCAAGTTGAGGAGAAGAACCGTTACCAGTAAACAATTGGTTTTCAATTACAGTCTCAACACGCTTAACGCCATTGGATTGGATGTAAGAAGCCAAATAAGCGGCATCTTCAAGCATTTCCATAGACACTTTCATGTGAACACCAATTTTCTCAACCTTAGCTCTCTGCTCTTTGTATTGAACGTCGATTTGAGTTTTCTCAGTACCTTCGCCAATCATTACTGGAGTACCTTCTTGGTCGTACTCTTCAACCCAAACCGCGTATTGTGTACCGATTGCTCCAACGCTTGCGTTAGATAGGTAAACCAACAAACGCTGGCGGATAGGAGAAACAACACCAGTAAACTCGGAGATTGTTACTTGTGAGCTTGAGTTAGCATTAGCAATAGTCGAAGCCAAAGTAATTGTCCCAACTGCTTTCTCGCTAATTTCAAACACCAAAGGAGCCTTAAGACGAGCGTTAGGCTCAGACTTTAGACGCTCAATTTCAGCTTGCACAGGAGCGTAAGCCTTCATGAAAGCGGTTTTGAAATCTTCGCCGCTCACTTCTTTGTCTACTGCATTTTTTTGCATTGCAATGTCAAGTTTGTCAAGTTGCTTTTGCATTTCTGCTGCATCCTCTTTGCTTACTACGTTGCTAAATGATTTTAAAAGCTCTTCAGCTTTTTCGAAAGCCTCATTGGCTTTAGTTTCTGCATTTGCTGCTTTTGCCTTTAGAGCTTCGCCAGCCTCTGCAATGACTGCCTTTACGGCGTCGATTGTTAGATTTTCCATGATTCAAATTGTTTTTTAAGTTCGTTTATTGTTATTGTCTCAACTTGTACGGCTTCTTTCTCTACTAAAGTAACCAGGGTTGGCTTTAGCATTTCCATAAGTGATTTTAGCTGATTCTCTAATTTTTCTAATGTTTCGTCGGTTGCGTCGGAGGTCTTTACAAACTTCTCAAGTCTAGTAAGGTACTCGAACGCGTCCGCTTCGCTTTTAAGGTCAATAAAGGTTGTTTCAGGATTGGCTCCTAAGAATTGAACGGCCGAGCCTTCATACATCATGACCTCTCTAATTC